GATTGGATGCGGGCGAACAAGGCACCCGAAACTGCATGGAGCGTAGGACAATCGTGAAACTGAAGTTTGTACGGTCGTGGCGTTCCTATTGCTCCGGCCAGACGGTCGACATACCCGGCGGCCTGGCTGCCGAGTTGATCGCCCGGAAAGTCGCTGTCGAGGACAAGCAAAAGTCGTTGATTGAAACCGCTGCTGTCGAAACGCCAGTTAAGACGGCCGACGCCACGCCACGCAGGAAACGCACGCGATGACGTACCGCAGCCTCACCAGATCGTCTCAGCCTGTCGTTGAGCCCGTGACCATCACGGATGCCAAGGCCCACCTGCGCGTCGACACCGACGCCGACAACACCTACATCATGGGTCTGGTGGCGGCAGCTCGAGCATGGGTCGAGGAGTACCTGGACCGCTCGCTGGTGCACACGCAGTGGACCATGCGGCTGGACGGCTTCCCGCCGAACGGCCTGGACAACCTCGAGCTGCCGAGGCCGCCGATGGCAACCGCCTCGGCCGTCTCCGCGGTAGCGATCACGTACACCACGGAGACCGGTGCCGTGGTCGTGTTTCCATCGCACGAGTACCGGGTCGACCGGAACTCCACGCCGGGCGCCATCAGCCCGCTGTACGAGCAGGCGTGGCCAGTGCATCGCCGAGACGACAACTCCGTGACGATTACGTGGTGGGGCGGGTACGGCGAGGACGGCCGCAGCGTGCCCACGCAGGTGAAGCACGCCATGCTCCTGCTGGTTGCCCACTGGTACGACCGCCGCGAGGCTGTGCTGACCGGCAGCATTTCCAAGGAAATCGAATTCGGCGTGAAGTCGATGCTCGACTCCTGCCGCTGGAGATAATTCCGATGAGCACCTACGAACAACTGCCCGGCCAGCTTGGTCTCTCGCTGCGGCGTGGCGACGAGCTTGGCACGACCATCGACTTCTCGCCTACGACGATGACTGGCTACACGGTGTCGGCCGTCATCACGTCTCTCGTTACCGGCAGCACGGTGGCGGCGTTCCAGACCACGCTGACCAACGCAGCGGCCGGCATCGTCAATATCGCACTCACGGAGCAGCAGACGGCCGCCCTGCCGGTCGGCACGTACGGCTGGCGTCTTGAATGGGATGCACCCGGCAGCGTGCGGCGTACGGCACTGCAGGGCCTTGTGGAGGTAGTCGGGTGACGACCACCGCAACCGTCAACAGCAGCCCGATCACAGCCACCGTATCCGGTGCGTCTGTGTCGGCAACCGTCACGAGCTCGAGCACGTCGGCGAGTGCGTCCGGCGGAGTCGGGCCTGCCGGAGCAGCAGGCGCGGCGGGCGCGGCCGGAGCCACTGGTCCGCAGGGTTCGCAGGGTCCGCAGGGCGAGACGGGTCCGCAAGGGCCACAAGGTGCGACGGGAGCTATCGGCCCGCAGGGCGTGGTTGGTGCCACAGGACCGCAAGGCGACACCGGCCCGCAAGGTGCCACAGGTCCAGCTGGTGCGGTTGGAGCCACGGGAGCCACGGGAGCGAAAGGCGACAAGGGCGATCGAGGCGACACGGGATCCCAGGGGCCAGCAGGCGAGACAGGCCCACAGGGGCCGCAAGGCGCGACGGGCGCCACGGGACCGCAGGGAGAGACAGGACCGCAAGGGCCGACCGGCCCGCAGGGCGCGACAGGTGCTCAGGGTCCGCAGGGTGCGCAAGGCGACACGGGCGCAACTGGTCCGCAGGGACCGGCAGGCGCCACTGGAGCAAAGGGAGACACAGGGCTGACAGGTCCGCAGGGGCCAGCCGGGCCAACGGGTGCCACAGGCCCACAAGGCGACACCGGACTAACAGGAGCCACTGGCCTCACCGGGGCGACAGGCCCGGCCGGTGCAACTGGGCCGCAAGGCCCACAGGGCGACACGGGTGCAGCTGGGCCGCAAGGCATACAGGGCGACACAGGCGCTCAAGGGCCGCAGGGTGCAACCGGCGCGCAGGGGCCGGCAGGCCCAACCGGTCCGCAAGGGCCAACTGGCGACACAGGGCTGACAGGTCCGCAGGGTGCAACCGGGCCAGCTGGAACGACCTCGTGGAATGGAATCACAGACAGGCCGACCACGTTCACTCCCGCCAGCCACGCCAGCAGTCACGCCGCAGCAGGCAGCGATCCGCTGACGATTACGGCGGCGCAGGTGAGCGACTTTTCTTCGGCGGTCGCGGCGGCTTCGTCTGCGGCTTCGCCTGACTCCATACACCCGTTTCTTCTGATGGGAGGCTGACATGCCACAGACGCACAAAGTTCTTGGGCAAACCAGCCCAGCGGCTACCACGCTCGCCTCGCTCTACACTGTGCCGTCTGCCACCCAGGCGATTGTCTCGACGGTCACGGTGTGCAACATAGCAGCGACGGCGACCACCTATCGGATCGCAGTGCGACCCGCTGGTGCTTCCATCGCAACCTCGCAGTATCTGGTTTACGACGCTGCACTGCCTGCGAATGACACGGTGACGCTCACGCTCGGCGTGACGCTGGCGGCGACTGACGTTGTGAGTGTCTTTGCCGGTTCTGCCGACGTGGCGTTTCACGCCTACGGCGTGGAGATCACATGACGATCCGCAACGCATCGCAGTCGCTGGCAAGTGCCTCTCGGCTACGGGCGTCGATCAGCCGCACTATACGGGTACTGGTCGTCGGCGGCGGTGGAGGTGGCTCTAGCGCGTCAGCCTCGAACCGTGTTGGTGGTGGCGGTGGTGGAGGCGGCGTCGTGGATTCCAGTACGGAGATCATCTTGGGCGTGCTGTACACGGTGCGGATTGGTGGCGGCGGTGCGGCTGGCGCGATTGGAAACTGGTCACGTTTTCACGACTTCACTGCCACCGGCGGCGGCGGCTCTGCGGGCACGACTTATTTTCAAATGGGGACGGGGCCGGGAGTGATTGGTTCATCGCCTCGCCAGGCGTCCCTGTTTCCGCACCAAGGGTTTAGCGGAGGTCTGGGAGCAACAACAAACACGAATTTCCTGCACGGCGGCGGCGGTGGAGGTGCTGCCGCGCAGGGTGGTGATGCGACGACTTCGGCAGGCGGCAATGGCGGTGCTGGCAGGCAAAGCACAACTCCTGTGAGTAGCACTAACTTTGGCGGCGGTGGTGGTGCTGGTCAGAACAACAACGCGAACAACGTCACGACAGCAGGGAGTGGCGGCACGGGCGGCGGCGGCAGCGGAGGAACTACCGGGGCCGGTTCGGCAGGCTCAGCAAACACTGGCGGCGGTGGCGGCGGCGGAGCATCGCCCGCAAACGCAGCCGGGGCGGCTGGAGGCTCTGGCGTGGTCGTGCTTCGGTATTCGGCTGGACTGAATCTGACCGTTGGCGTTGGTCTGACAGCCACAACGACCACAAGCGGATCGGACAGGATAACCACGATCACCGCTGGCACTGGAACCGTCACGTTTAGGTGAGACCGCAATGGCACACTACGCATTTATCGACGAAAACAACGTAGTTACCGAGGTGATTGTCGGCAACGACGAGACAACCGGCGATTGGGAGTCGCACTACGCTGCGGCGGTCGGTCTTCGCTGCCTGCGAACCAGCTATCACACTCTCGGCGGGCAGCATCTCACCGGCGGCGTGCCGTTCCGGCTCAACTACGCAGGCATCGGCTACACGTACGACGAGCGGCTCGATGGCTTCATTCCGCCATGTCCCGGCGAAGGTTTTGTGCTGAACGAGGCTACGGGCCTTTGGGTCGATCAAGCGTTCGTCGAGGAGGCCACATGATCCGACCAGGCGACTTACGCGAGCGGGTGACTGTGCAGGTGGCCAGCGGCACCACCAATGCTCTCGGCGAGACCGTGCTGGCGTGGTCCGACTCGTCGGCTGTGTGGGCCAGCGTCGAGGGCGTGTCGGCCCGCGAGGCCCTGTCGGCAGGCCAGCAGGAAACCACCGTGACGCACAGGCTACGGCTGCGGTATCTGCCCGGCCTCACCAGCCAGATGCGGTTCGCGTGGCGTGGCCGCACGCTGGAGATTGCCAGCCTGCTCGAGCACGGGCACCGCACCGAACACGAAGCAATTTGCATGGAGCGTCGCAATGGCTGAACAGGTCGGCATCAGGATCACGACGAACATTCCTGGGCTTGAAAGCATCCGCAATGCGTTCGAGTCCCTGCCGAAGAACCTGGCCGCCAAGCACATGGCGGCCGGGCTGAGGCGTGCCGCAGAAAAGGGCGGCACGCTGCAGGCCCTGAAGTCAGCCACGCCGAGAGGCCCTACCGGGAACCTCCGGCGGTCGATCGCCGTGAAGAGTAAGCGGTACCCGCGAACCGGTGTTGGTATCGCCATCCTTGGGTTCAAGTCTGGCCGGAAGATGAACGAGCCGTACGACAACACAAAGCTGGGCTACCACCAGGGGCTCGTCGAGTTCGGCACCAAAGAGCGCTTCCGCCGCACGAAGGACGGCCGCAGGGTGTCGACCGGAAAGATGCCGGTCGGCGGCTCGTACGGTCGGCCTCCAATCCGGTCGGCATGGGAGCAGACCCGCGAGCGTGTTGAGTCGCTGATGGTCGAGGAAATGACCAACGCTTTCGACAAGGCCGCGCGCGAGCTGGCCGACAAAATCAAGTCACTCCAAGGGCCGTTCTGATGGCTTTGAAATCTCCTGAGGCGGTTCTTAGAAACGCTCTTATTTCGGACACCGACGTTCAGGCGTTGGTAAACGGCCGGATCTACCCGCTGCGGTACGTCGGGCCGTCGCCGATCCAGTTTCCGATCATCATCTGGCGGCGTGCCCGCGTCCTGCGTGAATTGACTATGGCCGGGGCACCGAGCGGCCTGCCCAAGTTGACGATCGAACTCTACGTCTACGGCGCGACCTACGAGGCGGCGAGAGATCTGGCGGATAAGTGCCGTCGCGTTCTGGATGGGTTCGCTGGCACTTTCGACAATACGGAGG